TTTATATAAAAAATTTTCTAAACGTTCTGTTGCTGAGCTATAAAAAATAAAGTTATTGAAATCAGAATAATCTATGTTTAATTTTACGCCCGATAAACTTCCGGAAAAATATGCATCAATAATTTGTTGTGATGTTTGAGTTGATGAACCTAATAAATCTGTCCATGTTCGTAAACCGGTTTCATTAGAAGTAGTATATTTAGCAGTTGCTTGCCAATTTGGATTTCCTAACTTATTAAATTGTTTCTGTAAAGCTTTTGGTGTAATTGCAACACGATCAATATATGCATCTTTTTGTTCTTCAACTATCCAACATTTAAAATTAACTTGAAACTCATCCGATAATGGTTCATTTAACTTTACATATAAGTATTCCCCAACAACAACACTATTTACAAATAATGCACATTGATTTCTACTAAAATTTAATAAGTATGATTTATAAAAACGATCGGAAGTTTGATTAACATTCTGAATATATGAAGTAATTTGTTGTAAAAATTCCGGGTCATCTGCATCAATTGCTCGAAGGCGTATTTCCATACGGTCTGGAGAAATTTCATCAATTTGCAAATGTTGTTTATCGAAACTACCAATTAAGTTTTTAAAGAAATTAACAACAAAACGAAAATTTCCAGCAGTTAATTTTAATTTTTCTAATTCTTGATATAAATCAATTGAAATTGTATTACTTAAAGGAACTTGTTTATTAAGTGTTTTATTTCGAACACTAGACGCAGAATTTTTTGCTTGTACTGAATGATTACCTGTTAACCATGTTCCGCCGGAATAAACGTGTAATTCTAATTTAGAATCGGCATCTGTTATTATTTTGTTATTTACATAATATGCAGCATCAGAATCATATGAAATTAAATTAAGTTTTGTACGATCGATACGTTCGGCTGAAAATGACTTAGCATTTTCATTCGCAGCAATATTTTTATATTGTTTTAACATATATTAAATTTCCTGATTCCAAGTGTCTACATTTTTCGATGCATCTGTAATCACCCAATATGATTGTATTTCTCCAATTGTATGGTATGACGTATCATCGTTTTGACCTGCAAACCCGCCTAACTGGAAATAATCTCCTTCTAAAAATTCTTCATTTAAAATTACTAGATCTAAATTCAAAGTTTGAACTTCATATTGAAATATTTCTCCCCAATTTCCCGTAGTAACTGAAGAATTAGCAAATGGTCCTTTAAACAATTTGTTTAATCCTGTAATCGGAGAATTTTTAATTAAAGAAAAGTAACATGTACCAAAACCTGAAGAATATTCAACTTGCAATTGATTGTTTTCATTAGGGGCAAGAGCAACAGGCACAATTGTAGTATCATATCTATGTTCAATTTTTATCCTAAATCGTAAATCAACTCCGGAGTTTTTTATTTCCGGAGTAATAAAATAATGTCCCGCGCGTTTCTGCGTTACGCCATCTTCAACAAAATCAAAACTGAAACCATTGAATTTTGCTTCATCACTCCAAGTTCCAGCCGCTGTTTGTATTCGAAATGATGCCCCTGGACGATATCTTGCATAAACGTCGTCAATACTGTCTAATTCTATATTTGTATCTAAATCTAAATCTAATGTAGTTTCAATTGGATATGAAGTAGGAAATTTATAATATGTAAATTGCGTATCTAAAACTTTTAACATTGATGTTGTAGTTATATTAGTAGCAATTGGTTCAATTCGTAATAATTGATTTTGTTCGCCTTCTAAAAGAATGACATTGCCAGCTTCATCTCGCGCAATTACAGCCGGGTCGTTTGAACGATATGTAATTCCATTATTTCGATATGGTATCGAAAATGCAATTTTAGCAGAATCTAATTTTGCATTCGTTTTAATATTATTTGTTTCAACATCTCTAATAGGTTTAAGTGATGTTTTATTAGAGTTTGAATTTATATTATTTATAACAGTACGATTAAAATTTTCCATTATCTAACTACTTTAAAATAAATTTCGTCGTCGATATATTGTTCTGTAAATCCATCTACAATTTTAAATTCTAAACGATAATATCGTTCTGGCATAAAACCATTCATATCAACGTAAATGTAATTACTAGTGTTATCGCAACTTACTTTAGTATAAATATTATCATAAGGAATTATGTACTCATCTGTAGCTGCATCTCGTATTGCATAGTAAGTAGTTGATGGTAATCGTTTAACTGCTTGTATCGGAAATAAATTTGTTGGAGATTTTTGTGGGTATTTATCTCTGGTATAAATTCGTATTTTAGCTATTTCAGAATCTTTATATTCTGGTTTCATTTTTGTATATACAGTATATGACTCTAAATCTGCAGCCGATAAAGATGATGAATATGCTGAATTGTCCCAATACATTGTTAGTTTTGGAACATATATGGTATGAGTTTCTTTACTAAAATAATTAATATAACCAGTTACATTTACATCTGCTTCATCTGCATCTGAAAACTTAAGTATAAATCCATTATTATCTATAGATTGACTATTACTTCCACTAATTAATTTTAAAACTAAGTCAGAAACATCTAATGTTAAATCCGTAGTTTGATATGAATAATCATATGAACTAGAAAATGATGTGCTACCCGTACTATATAACCAACTACCACCGGCACCTGAGCCAGAAACTCTAATTCCAGATGTTCCTAAATCAATTTGTTGTGAACTAGAAATCCATAATGCACCGGTTTGTGAGTCTAATGACCATGATGCGTACGGAGTAGCCCACGTAACGCCATTTGAAATAATCGGATTGGAGTTTATATATCCAGTACCATTAATCCATGGCTGTGCAACCAGTTTAGATTCTAATGTATATTGTGCTGGTAAATTTTTTGCATTACTAGTATAAAGTTGCAATATGAATTTGCAAGAATTTATGTTGATACTATATTTTGATAGCGTATCAGTAATTTCTGTTTTATCAAACTTAATTAAAGCTCTAGATTTTTGTAATGTACTGCCATCTGTTCCAAGACGTTTACCAATTTCTAGAATTTCATCTAAACCAGTATTTGTTGTTTCTAATCCTTCATAAACAGTAGCATCAGATTCGGGATAAAATATTCTAAACATAATATACTTTTAGTATAAATATTCAAAACTTAATAACTTACTACTCTTCCGCGAATATCTTGATTTGGAAATTTAATTTCAAAAATACTAGGATCTAATGATGGATAAATTACGCCATTGCGTGTTGCAGTATCTAAATCATAAACATTACCAGAATATCCAAAGTCAGTATCAAATAAATTTTTAAATTTAACTCCTACAACGCTTTGAACGCCTTTTACGTTAGCTAACAATGTAGTTATATCTGATTTAATAACAGGTTGATTTATTTGCCATTTATCTACATCAAACATTGAACGTACTGCATCAACACATTTCAATAACGTTTCATTGCTATTATAATTTGATAAAACTGAAATTTCAAAATCAATTCCGATATTGATAATAAATGCGTCTTTTATATTTATTGCATCAGTTAATATGCGATAATAACCTAAATACGTTTTTAGATTTTCTTTGATTGCATCATTAAGTGCAACTAATTGTTTAGATTGATTAAAACCTAAAACATACATATTCATTGCTAATGGATTTGCAATTCTAGTTTGTTGAAAATCTGATTGTGCTATTTGATCATCTGGAACTATATATGCTTTTGCAACACTTCCAAATTTTTGCGGCATTGAATATGCTCGTATAATATAATCATCTCGTGTTACTAAACGATTCTGTGTAGCAAAATTACCTAATGCATTATTTTTAATGTCTTGCAACGTATCTGCCGTTTTTGCTCCTGCAGCAGGAACGGCATTATTAACAGCAACCGTTGTTTTTACAAAATTCAATATTGAAATGTTATTTGTAGAATTAATATCTTCATCATATTCAACGAAATCTACATTGGTTAATGTGTTTATAGCAACATTATCAGAAATACCATTTCCAACTGTATATGTTACAGATAATGTAGTATTAGCAGGAGCTTGTCCATATGTTCTAGTATATAAAAAATTTGAAGGATCAATATCTACATCAACTAATCTTCTAACACCACTTAATCCGTTTCCAACATTACTAGGATTTGGAATTATTTCTTCATCATTATTATCAGAAATACCAGAGCCAAATTGTAATTCTAATTTGTTATCACTTCGCAATCTAGTAATAAAACGTTTTGCAGTTTTTCTTAATTTAAGTAAACTAGGAGCCGATGAACGATACTGATATAAATCCGGATCGTTTTCTAATAAATTCGGTACAGATTCAAAAATTGTGTCTTGAGCTAAAAATGGAACTTCATACCAATTGTCCCCATCTGATTCGGTTACTGAAATTATTTCAATGATATTGGAATCTGGCAATACAATTTTATCATATGCAATTGCATTAGAAAATGTAAAAGATTGTTTTTTTATTTCACCGGAAACTGCCTTAGTTTGTTTTTTTAATAAATAATATGTAGGAAGTTTAGTTGCATCATCTGTTTCGTATATAGTAATTTCTGTAGAATCAATTGAAGATGAATACCCAAAATCTACAGAATCCAATGTTCTAAATACTGCAGACCCCGCAGTTTGTTTTATTTGCATACCTGGTTTAATTGATAATGCATAATTAAAATCCGGCTGAACATTGATTCCGGTGCCTATAGCAGGAACTAATTGATAAACATCTAATGTTACATATGCCGGCACTACATTCTTTGGACGATATCCTAACGATTTTGCTAAATCATAAATATTTGCACGTTCAGATGCTTGTTCTAAAAATGATTCTTTTAAATTATTATCTGCGTAATATGATAATACATCTCCTACATATGCAGCAATTTCCATGAACAACATTCCCGGGGATGATTCATTAAAATCATTATACGTATTAGGAAAATATTGTTTTGAAAAATCAATTAGATTTTTTCTAAGTTGATTAAAATCTTTGCCTAGATATGATATATCTTTTTTTATTTCCATGTTAACCTACTTCTAATACCCCGGTGTCAGTTACGCCGAGTGTTATGGTTTGCGTTGAATATTGTGCAACTGAAAAAGAAATTGTTACTTGTATATTATAGTATAAATCCGGATTTTCATCTGCAGTTACGATATCAATATTTTCAATTGTTATATACGGCAACCAATATGAAACTGGAGTTTTGATGGCATCATCAATCGTTTGTTTTAAAGATTCCATATTAGGTTCAAATAAAACGTATAATAAACGAGTTCCAAATGTAGGTTGATTATAACGTTCGCCTTTATGAGTTAATAGCAAAGTTTTTAAATTTTCAAATGCTTGATCGGTAGTTAAATAAATCGGAGTGAGTGATTGTAATCCAACACCTAAAGCGGCGGAACTAGCTGGGTCAACTAACGGTTCAATTACTTGATATGGCATTATTTACCTTTTTTCTTTTCAATTGCTTTCATTAATCCTGAATAATCACGTGTCAATGCTTTTGCAACAACTGGATCTACATCAAATGTTTTACCCGTCTCGGGGTCATGCATTACTGCGGGTGCTGCTGGCTGCTGCGGCATTTGATTTTGTCGCATCATTCCAAAGCCTTGTGCATCTGCAGAACTAAAACTCATATCTCTATAATTTTCAGACATTAATTCTGAAAAACTAGAAATAGATGGAGAACCTTCTTTCATCGAAGGCGTTTCATTTAAAATATCTGCAAAACCAGTTCGCTGAAATTGTATTTTGTTTTTTGCTGTTTGTTGCGGTACCGGTTTACCGTTTGCACGATTAACTGTCGTGTGAGATGTAGACTTCATCTCATTAATAGTAGATTGTAACCCTTCGCGAAGAATATCCGTTAACTCTTCTTTTATAACATCGCGTACGGCTTGTTTAAGTGCTTTTATCAATGTTTTTGAATCCATATGAATCTTTTTATATATAAATATTGCGATTAGTAATTTACGCCCATACTAGGCCATTCTGTATCTGATGGCTTAGGACCATATATCATTAAGTTTTGCGTATCAATATAATAATCACCAGTTTTACCTAAATCGTCGGATGGTCTTCCTACTAGTTGATATACTTGACTAGGAGCTTCTTGCAATGTTAATAAGCTTTGTTGTTGCTCGATTAATTTTTGAATATTTTCCGATCGACTTGTTAAATCTTCCTGTGACACGTTTATTTCTTGATAAAATTCAGAATCCAATAAATCATTATAATCAAATCCATCGCCAAATGAATCTAATGCATCTGCATCTCTCAACGTTGAAGTTGGAATACTAATTGCAGGAACTTCTCCATTACAACTTGAACCAATCTTACCTAAAGCTTCTTGTATAGGAGGAACAAATTTATTTAACTGTGCCGTTAATGACGGAGGGACTTTTGCTAATTGTTGAACTGATGCTAGTGCATTTTTGATAGTTGCATCTTGTACGTCTTTTAATAACATTGCAAGAAATAAAGGCGCAGTTACAGGATTAGAAAGTTGTGCAGCACTTAATGCCGTTTTTACTCCATTTGCAGCAGTAATTATTGTTTTTGTAGTATTAATAATTTTTTGTATTTTAGGTACCTCTGTTTGTA